TCAGTCTGTCGATCAACGTGGGAGATAAGAACAAAATGAGCTCGCATCCCGAGGGCGAGTCGATTGAGGAATTTCTCCTCTGTGTCAATTGCCACTCCCCAATCTGGTTGGGTCCGTATAGGCTTGCCTCCAACGGCAAGGTCGAGGAGCATAATATTGAGGCCCGAGAGGGAATCGAATACGAAGGCTCTGTCTGTGTCGAACTTGTCGATGGGACCAAAGACTTTTCCGCATCGTTGGCAAGAGAAATCATTACATACTTTGAGGACGTCGATGAATTGGGCGTATTCACGTTTGTTCATCCCTGCCATCTTTTGCAGGGCTCCTGCGTCGAAGGTGTTAACCTTGGTGGCGTTGTCGATCATTGCGTCCCAGGATGGTTGGGATGGCGGCACGTAGTGCCAATGCAACTTGTCGACTGGCGTGTCACCGAGGACTTCCATGCCCGGCTCGGTGAATAGGCAAAAGACTTCGAGGCCGGCGTCGAGAAGCGTGCGTATGGAGTGCGTCTTGCCCGATCCGGGCGGGCCGATGAGTAGGGTGTTAGTCCCTGGCATTGTCATTTGGAATCTCCTCTGACTGCATCAAAGCAGTCTCATAGAGTTGGTTGATTTCGGCTTCGGTAGAATGAAGGTCGAGGTCAAAGTCGAGTTGGCCCTCGTATTTGGTGAGAAGGTTGCGGACAAAGACGAGGCGGACGATGAGGCGGTCAAGCCGCTTTATGTTGGTCATGGGATGATCCGGGCAGATTATTAGAGATAACGGGGGCGGGATACAACTTATCCATGAGGTATAAGAAGTCCCGGCGGAGCGCAGCAATAGGGAAACGGAGAATGCGGAAGCGTTGTCCTTCGCACAGGAGCGGGGCCGCCCACATTGCGTCGTCATCACAAGCTTCGCAGTGACCTGTGACGGTGAAGTGGTATGAGGGTTGGGATGAGATGAGACGAGCCCAGATCGTGCCACATTTGCGGCAGAAATAGTGGATTGATTCGGGGTGAGACTGCATCCCATCTCCTAGGTACTCGTCCCCGAGAAAGATGGAGAAAGGAATCATGAGTCTTTCATCTCCCTTTCAATGGGATCCCACCTCATTCGATCATACCCCACATCAATATAATGCTCGGGCTGCTGGGCTGTGCACAGGGCATAGAAGTTGCACAGGCCGTAGGTCGTGCAGCCCCCATTCTCCTCGCCTTGATGCGGCCAATAGTTCTTTGCCCAGCAGTCGAGCATCCGTTCCACGTCATAATAGAGACGGGTTTTCCACCTGTCAATCATCCACTGCGGCCGGTGCGTGATGGCCTCTTGGGTGTCGCACTTCGTCTTCAAGATGCTCATGCCACGGATGATGGCACCGATGACGTTATAGCCAAGCTCCTGCGCTCCGCACACATAGCCTGTTATTTGCGACCGAAGGTCCCACTGCTGTCGCCAATACTTGCTGATGCTTCCTGTTGTCTTGTCATCGAAGATGAAGAGCGCGCCGTTGAACTCTGCAAGCTGGTCGAAGCGGCCCGCAAACAGGAGCGGCTCACCCGTAGTAGGATGCTTGTAAGGGAGTTCGAGAGCGAAGCTAAACTCAACACGAGGCCCGATGCCCTGAGAAGGCTTAATGTGATCAGTAGCCGGAGGGTATTGGACCAGGTGTTCAACATACGCGGCGATTGTGCGTTCAAGTGTCTTAGTCTCCCAGGGTTCGGGATCGTGCGGGCCGTAGGCGATGATGAGTGCTTGGAGCCCGAGAGCAATGGCTTTGTCATAGTCTCCTTCGGAGTAGTATGACTTGCGCATTGCTTCGAGCCCGGCGGCGTAGGCGGAGCCGGCAGCGAGGTGCACACTTGGCGCGCCCTTCGGCACAAGCCCGACGATGGTGTCCCAATAGAACTTTTGTGGGCAACGCGAGAAGGACTCTCGAATTGATGACGAGATCACTCGGGGAAATTCCATAACTCCCCCTTAGATTAGGTCATCAAGATTGACGGGCGTTGCCTTCTTCGAAGAAGTTTTCGTGGGCTTCTCGAACGACGAGAGGCGATCCGCGATTAGCTGTTTGACAGCTGCGGCGAATTCTTCTTGCGAAACGTGCTCATTAGCAAGAGCACGTTTGCGAAGATCGTTCAACTGATCTGCTGTTAGCATTCCTAATCTCCTAAATGGAATGTAGGGGCATTATAAAGATGTTGCGGCGACAGGTCAAGGGGGATGGTATTACTCCTAATCAATGCGTGATCCCCACATGATCCACGCAATTAGAGCTATCAGCACGAGAAGACTCAAGATCATTTCGGTTGATCCGTTGCGAGGAAGGCGTCGATGCTAGACAACAACGACATGGCATCCCGGTGTCTACGTTTGGATTTTCCGTGCGCCTCAACCCAAGATTTCGCTTCTCTCAGCAACGCCCGCGCCTCGTCGCGCTGAACCATCATCGCAGCGGCTTTACCGTGATACTCAGACTCGCGCCGTCGCGCCTCGGCCAGTTCGACATGCGCCGCCTCGTTTTGCTTCGCGGCGATTTCACCTAGCGCAGTGACTTCAGTCGCGATTTTATGCAGCTCTATGCAATCCGCCCGCGCCTCGGCCAGTTCGCGGCGCAGCCGATCGAGTTCGCATAGTGGACATGGATCCTCTTCAAATCGGGGCGGGTAGAATGAATCGCTTGTGTGGGTGCAGTTCATTTTTCCTCCATCATCTTTTTCCAGGATTCCTTTGCCCTTTGGTGCTTGAGCCAGAGGTCGTAGTCGGAGTCGAAGAACATATGCTTGACTCCGACGGCTGCGAAACAAAGCACGAGAAGTATCACTCCACCAAGCATCATGCTCATTCGAACTCCTTTAGATTCGTTGAATAGGGTTTGATGTGGATGACGAACTTGCGGTCGAGCCAGCCCTCGAGCAGAGTTTCGATTAGCTCGGCCCAGCTGCCGAATTCAGGGCGCATGGTGAGCGGGTCGACGAGTGCAGCGTCGACCTGATCTACGAGACTGCTCCGCAGGGATAGCTTTTTATTCCGCGGCCGGTCGGTTTGCTTGTGTCTTGGCATCTTCAACTCTCCTTTTCAATTCGGCTTTGAATTCGAGGACTCGTGCGAAGCTTCGCTTCTGCATTTCAACTACGTTCATGTTCGTCTCGAGGGCCAGGCCGAGGAAGTTTAACAGCACGACGAACTCTGGGTTGCCATCCTCTGCGAGAACTTCGGCAAGCTTGTTGAACATGGAGATGCAGGTGGTGCGCAATTCGTCTTGCGAAGCAATCTCAGATATGAAGGACGAGATCTCCTGTTGAGCTTGCATGTTCATGATAAGGGAGAGGATGTTGATGTCGACCATGGAAATGGTATCAGATAGTTTGATCATGTTTCTCCCCTGTGAATGGTGAGGGTGTGCTTGGCACGGGTGATGGCGACGTACAAGAGATTATCCTCCTGGATGAGGGATGCTTCGCTTATGGCAAAGCGAGAGGGAAGCTTTTCCCTGTTCAGGATGATGGTGGTTTCGGCCTCGAGACCTTTGGCCTTGTGGATGGTGGAAAGGATCGGGCCGATACGCGAGTTGCCGAACCGTTCGAGAGCATTTAGTATGTCATCAAGAGAGGATGATTCTTTGATGAGGGAGAGAACGGTGTCGCACTTGTCTGTGAGGAAGGCGAGGCGGCCGAAGAATCCACTCTCCTCTGCCGTCTTGCGCTCGGCCTCATACCACTTCAAGAGGCGCTCTTCCAGGATCTTCATGTCTCGAGTCTTGAATGACTTGACAAAGCCCTTGAGCTGCTCTGTGAAGTTGGACATGACACGGACGGGGCGGCGTTCTGCGAGGGCGCGCATTGCAAGTGCGAAGATCGGCGCATTGTTGCGGCAGACGACCAAAGTATCATCCGGGATATTTAAGATGTTGAGTTGGTCGACGTACTGCACAGTTCCCTGTCCTGCTCCTGCTCTCGCCTGGATGTGTGGAACGATGGTCTGTGCCAGATCAACGATGGCCCTGTCGCAGCGATACGTGATCGAGAGAGGCAGCTGCTTCATGGCGAAGCTGTCGCGAAGCAGAGCCATTGACGAGACGAGCGCACCGCGGAAGCCGTAGATCGCTTGGCGAGTATCACCCACTGCGATGATCCGGGCACCGCGGTTGCGGAGCCGATCCAGCATGAGGTGCTGGATGGCGTTCAGGTCTTGTGCTTCGTCGACGAAGACGGTGTCGAATGATGGAAAGGTCCAGTCATGATAGATGGGCAGGAAGAGTTGGTCATCAAAGTCGAAGGAGTCGAAGTTGGAGATGAGTTCGGAAAAGGCTACGCTTGCGGCTTGCGTAGCCTTTCCGATTTTGTCGCTTGGAATGTCGAGTTCGAAGTCGTCGGCGAGCTGGACGAAGTGCTTACGCGATGCGTCGTTGAGAACGCCGAAGGCACAGCCCTTTGCCAAGCTTATCATCCGATTGACTTGGCTGCCAAACTCTGCGTAGTCTTCCGTGTTGAGCTTCGAGCGGACGAGATTGGCCGTTTTCCAAGATTCGAGCTTGACACCGGGAAGGCGCTTCGTCACGATGGAGTGGCCCAAGGCATTGAGCGTTCGGACCTCTGCGCCCCTTACCTTGGATCGAAGGTCATCTGCGATGGCTTTGTTGAATGCGAGAAAGAGGGCAGAGCCTTCGGCACGATTCATGCACTCTAATATGGTCGATGTTTTCCCCGAACCGGCCACGGCTTCAATGATGAGGTTGCCTTCTGATGCGACCTCATCGAAGATGGCGAGTTGGTAGGGAGACCAGGTGCGCGATGTGGGTGCTTCAACTGTGAATTCGTCAAGATTCATTGCTCTTCTCCAGATTGGCGATGCGGTCGAGGTCGTCTGCGATGAGGGATAGGACGGCGATGGTAAGGCGAGTTAGCTTTCCATATGCCTCATAGTCCTCAAGGGCGAGACGAATGTTCTGTGCGTCATCCCTCAGGGATTCACGCTCTTCTTGTGTGATGTTCATAGGGGTTTCCAGAGGTAGAATCGAATGGTGAATTCCTCTTCAATGAATGTCCAGGAGTGATAGTTGTCTGTCTCGGCGTGGTCTCCGTTGATGTGGTTGAGCCACTCACGTATTGAGTCGGTATCTTTGATGAACGCTTCTTCGTCACGATATGAGAAGGAGATTTCGGGCCGACCTAAGTGCGTTGTGACGGTGCACGAGGCATCGGATGCGAGAGTGGGAAAGTCGTCCATCTTGAGGAAAAATAGGGACGCTTTCTGTACACTCAAGGCGTACTCGTTGAACTGTTCGAGCTGTTGGATAACGCGGTTACGCATGGAATGTCTCCTTATCGGCTGAGAGGTTGAGGGTTGCGCACGAGACGGTGACGGCCGGCTCGAGCTTCATGACGTATGGATTGGTGCACTCCACACAAACTGTCGTGATGTAGATGGTTGTTAGTTCGTCGATGAGGACGTTGGTGGAATCTTCAACCCCACAATTGGGGCACTTGACGGTGAATACGTGTTCCATATTAATACTCCGGAAGGGTCTTGGCGAAGGCGGAAAGCTGCGCGGCATTGTCGACGATCTCATCGATGATATGAGTCTCGCCCTCTTCGGGCGGATGCTCCATAAGATCCTCTTCCACATCTTCGACATAGGCTTCGATGACGAAGCGGATGCGCTTGGCGAGATCTTCACTGATTTCGATCTTCATACTATCTCCTATTTGTGTATCTCACGATTGAACTTGAACTCGTTTGCGACGGTGAGGGCGCAGGCTTCGCAGAGGAAGTATTGCGGCCGCACTTCGTCTGGTTTGGTGATCCACGGGTGAACGTAGTTGAGCGGGGCGCAGAGGATGCCCTCTCGCCCGCACATTAGGCACTCTGCCACTTCAAACTTGGGAAAGGAAAGTTTCATGTTTGTGACTCGGGATCGCACAGAGATTGTGCAACACTCTGCAGATCCATCTTGGTGGTTTTGAAGGCGAGCAGGTCGTCAAAGTCGACGGCGCGCTTGTGCATATCCTTGAGCGTTTCATCAATTTCGAACTGGCGGCTCGTCTTGTGCGCTTCGAACCAGGCGGCGGCGTGAGGGAACATTGCGGTGCCGTTTGTGTTCACTATGATGGCGGGTTTGTCCTCAGGGAAGAGAGGCAAGGATGGCCGAGTGCCGAGGCAGGAGGGACAAGCGTAGATGCGCTCGTGCTTTGTGCGGACTTCTTGGGGCAAGTCGGATATGTCCAGCCCAGGAAGCATTGGTATGAATACCTTGCCCATTTCTCGAAGGCCGAAGCCGATGCGACGGGATATGGTGTGGCGGATGAGCGGCCCGTATTCTTGTGAGGAGTACTCGCGGCCGCAGGAGCAGGTCGACTTGATCCAGTGAAGGACGACGAGTTCGGGAGGAGAGAGGACTTCGGACGGTTGCTGTACCGAAGGTGGCAGGAACTCGGAGAGATCCTGACCCTTTTTGGGGAGGAATTCGGATAGGTCAATGGATGGTTTCTTGCTCATGATTGCTCGAGCCTCCCAATGATTTTCAGGGTTTCGTCGGAGAGTTCAACGAGCCGCTTGTGTTGCTCGGGTGTGAGCTGGTTCTTGGGGATGGAACGGAGTGGCATGAATTCGGCCTTGATCGTCTCAAGGCGACGAATGTCTTGAAGCTTGGCGAGGTACATTTTGTGCGCTCCTAACGCGGGGGAAAATTCGTACACACGGGCATTTTCCGCCCTTTTTTCGGATATGTCAAGCACGACGGGGCGGTGCCTGGCGCTATGCTACTTCTTTAATAGCTCTTTATATTCTGGAGGTGGGGCAAGAGGGATGCCCTGCTTTGAGATGCGTGGGGCCCATTGAGATAGATCAGCCTTGGGCTGCTCTTTGGGTTGTTCTTTGGGGAGAAGATCATCTAAGGGTGGAGCCTCGACCTTAACAGGCTTGGGTGTTAGGGGATACCCAGCTTTTAGTTCTTTCTCGTCCTTAGGCAGCACGCCGTTCGCCATGAAGAAGACTTCTTCCTCTTTGGAAGAGAATTTCAAGGGCGGATTATCTGAGATAATCTGCTCTCTTGGTTGCTTCGGGAAGATCTCTCGAATCTTTTCGTTTGCTTCTTGCAGTCCTTCTTTGTTTATTTCGTCTAGGAGTGGTGGAAGAATCCATGATCCTCCCTTCTTTCCCTTGTGCTGTTCTGCCTGTGGGGTAATGGGCGGCCGGTGGGTGAAGAACTCAGGGGCCGAGCCAAACTCATTCATTTCTAAGTCTTGTTCGATTTCTTTTGATGTGAATAGCAGGGCATTATTTTGAATCGTGACAGTGTAGCTCATTAGACGAACGTGCGTATCATATGCTTCGTTCGCCTGGGGGTCTTTGTTCTTTGCGAAGTATTCATACTTGCGCAGCCAGGATGCACGGAAGTTGTTGAATGTGGCCCGTGCGTGAGTTAGATTTATGGTTGGCTTCACCTCTAAGAAGGCTGGACGATTCATCAACAACTTCTCTGCTATTTGATGATACATTCGGGGATAGCCTTCGGGGAATTTGGCACCGGGCATGGGAGACTCCTGTGAAGTGAAGCTGCATATGGTAGCAGCAACGCTGCCATAGATCAAGTAAGCCGTGGAAAGCCCTATAAGCCTGCGCTGTTCTAATAAGCCGTACATAAGCCCTTATAAGCCCTCATGGTCGGCTTTTGAACACCCTAGCCCCCTGCCTGCTTCTGTGGGGTTTTAAAAAAAAAATTATAATAGAAACCTTCGGAAGCGGGAGAGGGGCAGGGGGGGTCAAATAAGCTACTATGAGGGCTTTTGAGGGCTTTTGTATAACTTATGTAGAATCTCTCGTCGGTCTTGACTTCGTGCGCGGCCTAGCCTAAAATACGCTTGTTCCCCGCAGTTTCGGGGGACGGTTTCACCAATCAATCGGAGTATCATCATGCCTATCACTGAAAAGTCTGCATACCGCCTCAGCGTCGAACTCAAGGCCGACGACGCTACGGTCAACGTTCAGGTTATCGAGCGAGAGTCGGGGGATGTGGTCGAGTCGGAGACATTCCAGGCCCGCGACATTGCCGACAGCATCAAGACCAACGTCGCGCTGTATGGTTTGTCGAAGCTGCTTCAGGACCGCAGCAGCGACACGGACAGCGGCCCTGAGAAGCTCGATGCCATGCGCGAAGTATATGCCATGCTGCGTGGCGGACAGTGGGAGAAGGAGCGTAAGGCCGGAGCGCCTGTCGTTTCCGCAGAGGTGGAAGCGCTCGCCACGTTGAAGAAGATCACGGTCGCGCAGGCACAGGCTGCCCTTCGCAAGTACACGAAGGAACAGCGCGACAAGATCCTCAGCAACACGGCGATCGTGGCGAAGGCGAAGGAGATTCGTGCGGCGCGCGAGAACAGCGACGTCAGCCTGGACGACCTCGCCTGAACTGTCGAATTGCCTAGTGCAATCGGAGGGCGGCACACAAAGCCGCCCTCTTTTTTTGCCTTCGAAAATTAAGTGGCTTCGCTGTTGATTTTAACTAAATAACCGACACAAAAAGAAGGGCCGCCAGGATTGCTCCCGACGGCCCATTCATTACTCTAGCGCGGCGAGGATCAGCCGACCCTCGATCTTCATGAAGAACTCATCCGCGAGGACTTCGGCTTCGACTCTGCCGAGACCTTTCTCCTCCAGTTCGCTGATGACCTGTCCGATGCTTCGGAACGGTTCCTGTCCCTGAATAAGGACGCCGTCCTTCTCCACATGGACTTCCCATCCCTTGCTCCGCAACAATTCAAAGTCGATTCTCATTTCCATCTCCTGAAAGGGAGGGCGGCTCACAACCGCCCCCAAGTTACTTACACCATGTCTCCGAGGTCAACCGTGACCGACTCTCGAGCCGCCTTGATCTTCGCGGCCTCTTCGACCACCTTCGCGTTCGCGAGGATGGCCGCGCGAGTCGCCTTGTCGTAGGCTTGCAGCGCCTTCTGAATCGCTGCCACCGGCTTGCCCTTGATCTTGGCAAGTGCCTCGACTTCGGCCGAAACGGTAGGTCCGCCACCTTCCCGTTCCTTCTCCCATTCGCCGTCCTTGAGCCGTTCGAAGCCGGTCTGGATCATCTCGATCCGTTCCGCCTCACTCTTCGCGTTCACTGCGAAGTTGGCCATCTTGGTCTTGCGACCAAGCGCCATGAACTCGGCATCCAACTCTTCGGGAACGTCCCCGAAGTCGAATGAGTGAACGATCCCGGCGCTTGTCTCGATTGACAACACGTCGCCGTTGAACTCGTAAGACATCGTCTTACGCTCGACTTTGGCTTTCGCCATTTTCATCTCCTAGGTTGTGAAAGAACACGGGCGCTTGGCCCAACTCAAATGCTACTCGCAATTGATACGCATTGCAAGGGCCCGAAAACTCTAGCGATATCAATAGCTTAGAGGCGTCCATGCCTGGCCCCGGCGAGGACACCCGGCTCCCGGCCTGACCCCCCATCCCCTCCCTCCGCCTCCGAGTTTATCTCCACACCCGAAATTGGCCCGATAATCTTGAATAATCTGCTCCTTCTTCCCTTCGGGAGGAAATAAAACTTCGCCTCTATTGCGCCTTGGGCTACGCCCGTGTACCTTAGAAATAGTCAAAGGCACGGCCGCCGCGGTGAAACAATGGCAGCAGTACAGATACAGAACCTCTCACACAGGCATCAGGAGATTGCCGATTTCCTCCTTGCGAACCCGCAAATCAAGAATCTGCAAGTCCTGTGCAATAGGATGAACATATCGCGGAGCTGGCTCAGCATCGTGATGCGAAGCGACGTGTTTCAGGAGTACTGGCAAAGTCGTCGCAAGGAATATGAGAAGGATATGCATCAGAGGCTTGTCCTTCGCCAGCTTGATATCACGCTGAAAGCGCTGGACAAACTCGATAACATCCTTGCAGATGACGAGATAGACGACCGCCTTGTCTTCGACATCGCGAATAAGACGGCCCAGAATCTCGGATTTGCCCCCTCTCGCGGCCCGCGCACTTCAGTTGTGGAGGAGCGCACGCAGGAATTAACTCGCACGGTCGATGCCGGGACTCTGGCAACGGCCCGCGAGACGATTCGCCTAATCACTCGCACAGAACATGCACAACTTCCATCACCAGAATCTGAATGATCTGATTGAGGTGAATGCGTATGACGGCGTCCCGTCTTTCGTCCACGCCCACAGAGCCCGCGGCCGCAAAGGAATGGGGCTTCGATTCGAACGAAAGGTTCATGACCACTTTCATGCAGCCTATTCAGATCTGTATTTGCCCTCGATGTGGTTTTCCTATCGAAGGTTCTCATCCCCTCGTATCATCAACTACGCACAGCCGGATGCATTCCTGCTGGACTTTCGCGCGGGCGTGTGCACCATCATAGAGATCAAATACAACCATACCCCTGAGGCATATTTCCAACTCCTGGACAAGTACCTACCTCTTTTGGACAAATGGCTGCATCATAAGGAGAGTGGTTTGTGGAGATTCGCGGTGTGTGAAGTCGTCTATTGGTATGATAAGTTTGTCGACTTTCCTTGCAAAGTATCCCTGAGGGATGATGTGACGAAGGTGCGGCCCGGCGAGTTTGGAGTGCACATATGTCGGCCGTGATTGAACAGCTCTCTCCACAGGAAATCGTCCAGCTCGGGGCAGTCGATTCCATCTTCTTCTCTCGCTACTTTTTCCCAACAGAGTGTCGACAGGAATCCCCTGTCTTTCACCGAGATCTATGGAAGCTCTTCGAGCACAATAGATTCTCCAACGCCCAACTCTATCGCGGCTCGTCGAAGACGACGATCGCCCGTATGTTCACAGCGAAACGGATTGCGTATGGACTTGGCCACACGATCCTCTATGTCAGTAAATCTGAAGGTCACGCCATCCTCTCAGTGGAGTGGCTCAAACAACAGATCGAATACAATGATGAGTTCAGACAGATCTTCGATCTACGCCCTGGGGACAAATGGACCGCAGGCGACATCGAAATCTTGCACGGCACCGACAGATACCCCATCCGAGTCATGGCACTCGGATCATCCGGCTCCATCCGCGGCGTGAATGTGAAGGGGTTTAGACCCGATACTATTGTCGTGGACGACCCCTGCGATGAAGAGAACACAGCGACGCCGGAACAGAGACAGAAACTTACTGAGCTATTCTTTGGCGGTATTAAGGAGTCTCTGGTCCCCTTCTCCGAAGATCCGACAGCGTGCTTGGCTCTCCTTCAGACTCCGCTTGCAGCTGACGATCTTACAGATGTATGTTTCAAGTCATCCGAGTTTAAATCCCTTCGAGTTGGCATATTGGACTCAGATGATGAGTATACAGCGCAAAGCACTTGGCCAGCAAGATGGAGCAAGGAAGAGATTCTTAAGGAGAAGAGGAGTGCGATAGAGAGAAACCAATTGTCGATTTGGATGCGGGAGAAGATGTGCCTCCTCACTGCGCGGGAAACGAGTGAGTTTAGAGCGGAATGGCTCAAGTACTATGAGGTACTGCCGCCCAACGCCCTTTACATCGGAGCCGTCGATCCTGCACCCGTCCTGAGTGATGCGGCCCGCATGCGCGGCACGTTGACCGATATGCAGGCCGTGATGGTGTGTGCCTATTGGCGAGGGAATAAATACGTTGTCGAATATGAAACGGCGAGAGATCAGGATCCCGAGGCCGTGGCGCGTGCCATGGAACGTCTGGGGCGCAAGTATCCGATTCGACGTTGGGGTGTTGAAGGGGTGGCTTATCAACGCACTCTCAAGTGGTATTTGGAAAGAGAGATGCAGGCGGGCCGCCTTCGCCATATGCGAATCGTTGAGCTTGGAGTTAGAGGCCAAGGTATTCCGCGGGGTAAGACTGAGCGAATCGTGCAGGCGCACTCCGGCCGCGCCAGCTCAGGATGCCTCTTCGTCAAGAAGGACCAACATCAATTCATCGAAGACTTCACCAACTTCCCCAACGTGAAGTACAAGGATCTACTTGACGTCAGTGCGATGTGCGACATGACGCTCAGTCCGCGGGCCGAGCAGGGCACAGACATGCTCTATGATGAGAGCGATATTCCTAATCTCGAGTGGAAGAGGGCTGCACCATGACCATTCTCCATCTGATTCTCGTTCTAGTCGTTGTTGGCCTCCTGCTTTATGCAGTGAATACGTGGTTGCCGATGGACGGCAAGATTAAGCAGATTCTTAATGTCGTCGTTATCTTGGCCGTGATTGTCTGGCTGCTGGCGAGCTTCTTCCCCGGCTTTGCCAATGTGAGAGTGGGATGAAGATCAAGATTAGCGATAGGGCAAAAAGGGTTATCTCTGCTGTCGCTCCAACCCTTGGGGCCGCGCTAGGTGGGCCGCTGGGCGGGTTGGCAGGAAACCTTGTCTCTGCTGCTGTGGGCGGAGATGCTAATGTGGAGAAGGCTATCCTAGCTCAAGACCCTGAAACTCTTCTCGCATTGAAACGGGCCGAGCAGGAGTTCGAGTTGAAGCTCGCAGAGCTGGAGGTTGACCTGGAACGTATTTCAATGGCGGATCGAGTCAGCGCCAGGGATATGGCAAAGGTTAACATGAAGCCGCAGCTTTGGATCAGCGCGGTATTTCTTGGTGGGTATTTTGGCGTGTTGATCTTGAGGATGATTGGAGTTTTGGTCGTATCAGAAACGGACAAGGAGACAATCAACGCCTTGTTTGGTGTACTGACGACTGGAGTACCTCTCATTCTCATGTTCTGGTTTGGCAGTACGGCTGGTAGTGCGACGAAGTCGGCCCTGTTGGCGAACAGCAAGCCAGCAGATTCCCCATAGACAACTTGACTTATCGGCCCCGAACAATCAGGATAGGAAGATGCTTAGAGAATCCGCGTTAATCTTGCCGAGGAAAATGTGTGGAGCGTGTGGCTCCGATCGCATCTGGCAGGACATTCGTGGTGAACTGCATTGCATGAATTGCAGTCCGCCGCAAGAGGTAATCCGGAGGTGGAAGAATGAAGAGCGAGCAAGAGTTGCGGGCCGCCGAGCGGAAAGTATCGACGTCGAGCGCGCCATCGAAGACGAAGCGCGTGACGGAGCCGTTATTCCGAAGCATTGGTAAGGAGCGCAAGTTGCTCCCCACCCAGGCTGAGTGTGAGTACGAGTCGGAGAACGACTCAGTCGAGTCTAAGGTCGACCCCCGCACCTATGTCCATACCCTTCGTAGCTCGATGGGGAATGAGACGAACGCGACATCGAAGAATACTTCGATTGCACCCACAGTAGGGAATCTCTGACATGCCTAAGACAGACAAAGTCAAGAAGGTCATGCACGAGTTCAAAGCCGGAAGCCTCCACTCGGGAAGCAAGAAGGGGTCGAAGGTCACGAGTAGAAAGCAGGCAATTGCCATTGCTCTATCTGAACAGAGGAAGAGGGACAAGAAATGAGATTCAACAAGTGGTATATCGTTCTAGCTCTCTTCCTTTCTGGGGTAACGGGAGCGGAGGATGTTACTGTCAACTGGACGCACCCGACGGCCCGCACGAACGGCGTGGCGCTTCCGCTCAGCGAGATCAAGGAAACGCAACTCGACTGGGGCGTGTGCGCGGCAGGAAATACGTTTCCCGCAACACCAGTGGGGACTCGTGCTATTGCGGCCCCGGCTACGACGACAACGATTGTGGGGCTCGGTTACGGGACGTGGTGCTTTCGCGCCCGCACTGCCGACACTATCAACCTTGTCTCGGCTAACACCGGAACGGTTTTCAAGGTCATCCTTGCTCCGCCGAATCCGCCTGTGTTCACGACCATTAACGTCGTTGCCTATGAGATCAAGTTGCATCCGGTTGAGGGTGTGATTCTTGGGCGGCAGGTCGGCACCGTACCACTTGGAACCGCCTGTGGTTATGAGCCGGTAGTCTACACGATGGGCGGTGAGTATCACTCGGTCCCGCTCTCGAAGGTGGAACTCACGAAGTCGCCGAAGTCGGACATCATTGTTGCGAAGTGCGCGATCGGGTGAGGATGATGAAAGACCTTCGAGAAAGAATGAGATACGGCTCGAAGCTTCATACCTTCGTGCTCGACGCCGTGAAGCGTCGTAAGGACTTCTCTCTCGAAAAGATGCGAGAGCGACATAATCAGTGGCGTATTAACGACGAGGCGTTCCTTGCGTATATGCCGGAGAAGGAAGCGGATGTAAAGCGTCGCACAAAACGCGAAGCTGGAGACCCGCAGTTCACCACGATCTACGTCCCGTATGACTACGCCGTGTTGATGTCGGCGCATACGTATTGGACTAGCGTGTTTCTCTCCCGCTCTCCAATCTTTCAGTTTGCCGGCTATTCGGAAAGTCCTACATCAGCGTCGATTGCGGTTGAGTCGCTGTTGGAGTATCAGGTCAACCGCGGCCGCATTCTCCCTCCACTATACATTTGGCTGCTTGACGTAGGCAAGTACGGTCTTGGGGTCGTCGGATCATTCTGGTCCGATGAGAGAGTGGTAGTGAATCGGGAAGTTGAAGTCCCGGACACGTTTCTCGATGTTGACCTTGGAACGACGCATAGAGAGATGCGGCGCGTTGCTATTCCCGGCTACAAGGGCAATCGAGTTTATAACGTCCGTCCCTATGACTTCCTGCCCGATCCTCGTGTCACAGTTCTGAACTTTCAAGATGGGGAGTTTTGCGGCCGCCTTGTGCCTACGGGTTGGAATGAGATTGTCAAGAGAGGCTCTCAGGGAACGTATTTCAACATTGATGCAGTACGGTCCCAGAGGTATTCTCAACAGAGTCAGAGGGAATTCCCCTCGTCTGCGGTGAACCGGCCCTTTGGGCCTGGCGATACGATGTATCTCGAGACGATGGACATGGACAATGTCGAGTTGCTCGAGATGTATGTGGAACTGATCCCGAGAGACTGGGGGTTGGATGACTCAACCTTTCCCGAAAAGTGGCTCTTTGTTGTCGCAAACGATAGCGTTGTAATCCACGCTCAGCCTCTCGGATTGTTCCACAATAAGTTCCCATTCGAGGTGTTGGAACTCGAGCCGGATGGTTATGCGATGTTCAAGCGGAGTATGCTTGACATCGTTCGACCTATGAATGACGTGATGAACTGGCTCGTCAACACGCACTTCTACAACACGAGAAAGGCTCTCAACGATATGTTTGTCGTTGATCCGAGCCGCGTGGTCATGAAGGACGTGTTATCTCCTGAGCCGGGCAAGATTATTCGGCTGAGAGAGGAGATGTATGGACAGGACGTCCGCACCGCGATTACTCAGTTTCCGACTAGCAACGTGACTCAAGCTCATATGGGCGATTCGCAGATGATCGCAAATATGATCCAGCGAGTGAGCGGCGTGAACGACTCCATCATGGGCATGCTCCAGACTGGCGGGCGCAAGACGGCGACTGAAGTGCGGACGTCCTCTTCCTTCGGCATCAATCGTTTGAAGACGATGTCGGAGTACTTCTCAGCTACGGGCTTTACGGGTCTGTCGCAGCTCATGCTGATGCAGACGCAGCAGCTTATGGATCAGGCACTCAAGGTGCGTATCGCGGGCGATGCGTGGAACCATCCCGGCGCCGCGAAGATGCTCACAGTTTCGCCTAAAGATATCCAGGGCCAGTATGACTTTATCTCTGTAGACGGTACACTTCCTGTCGATCGGTTCGCACAGGTGAATATGTGGACTCAGCTTCTACAGCAGATGGCGCAGGTTCCCCAAGTGATAGGACAATATGACTTGGGGCAGATCTTTGGATGGGTGGCGCAACTTGGCGGCTTGAAGAACATCAACAACTTCAAGGTCCAGGTTATGCCGCAAGGGGCGGGGATGCCGCCGAATGTTATTCCAATTGGAGGACCTGGTGGACCCGGAAATCAAAGCAGAAATGGAGGAGGCGCGGGCAAGGCTGGAGTTGCTAATGTCCCTGCTCAAATCCCCTTCATGGGACCTAGTGGTTAAGGTGTATCAAGGGCAAGTTCAGGCAAGGCTGAATGAACTTGGAAATACGCCGATTGTAAACCTGGAGATGGTATTCGATCGAAACTACAAGTTGGGTATGGCGCATGGATTAGCCCTTGCCGCGCGACTTCCCAATGATATGTATACGGAAATTCACCGAATTTACACAGCACAGTTAGAGGAGATTAGAAGTGAATCAGCCCCTGCACAATAACGCAATTCCCGCGCACCCGGAGATTCGGGCGCAGATTGCACAGAATCAAAATCCGGTCGCGCAAGCGCCCGTTCCGGCCCCGACGCCGGAACCGAAGGAAATTCCACAAGAGCAGCAGAATGCTTTGTGGGACGCATTTGATGTTCCTCGGGAGCCGAGCCCGTCCTCGGTTCCTCCTGCCCCGCCGCCTGTGCAGGTTACACCGCCAGAGATGCCACCGAGTCCACCGGAGGTTCCGCCTTCTGTGGATGATCTGCTCTCTGGTGCGGGTTCGCCCGCTCCGCAGGTTTACGAGCCGCCAGCACCTGCTCCAGTGGAACCGCCTCCACAGCAGTTTCAGGCTCCAGCAACTCCCGCTCCAGTTGATATGGGAGCGTTGCAGAAGCAGGCAATCGACTTTCTCATGGCGAATGAGTATAAACTCAACGATGAGGATAGAACTCAGTTAATTTCGGCTCCTGACGAGGTGTTGCCGAAATTGGCCGCGCGGATGCACGTGGGCATCGCCACGCAGCTTGCACAGCAGGTTGCACAGGCGATCCCTGCAATGATCCAGCAGCATATGGAAACACACATGAAGGCGCAGAGAGCTGAACTGGAATTCTTCGGAAGATTCCCGAAGCTCAATCGTCCTGAGTGGAAACCTGTCATTGCCGAATCGTTGCAGATGGTGCGGCAGATGAATCCTCAGGCTACGAGAGAGCAGATCATCAACGAAGGGGCGGCCCTGGCCGCGTTTCGGATCAACTCGAAGTATAGTCAGAGTCACGTGCCGCAGCCTCCTCAGCAGCCGCGTGCTCCGTCACAGCCTTATGTGCCATTTGCTCCTGGTGGAGGGGTGACCCCGCCGACTAATCCGAACCAGACGGCCAATCCTTGGGCCGATCTCGCTTCGGATCCTGATTTCAATCCATGGTGAGTTAAATGGCAGCAGTAGCAGGTCTTCGTGGTACAGGTGACTGGGGTACGGACGAGCGCCCCAAGTCGTTTCGTGAGATGATTCTGTGGCGCAACCCGAACGGCACGGCGCCGATGTATGCGCTCATGGGAAAGATGGCGGACGAGCCGGTGGACGATCCGGAGTTTGCGTGGTGGGACGAGCCGAACGATCTGGTTCGTCTACAACTGAACGACGCGACGGCCATGAATAGTTCGGACACCACCGTAATCGTTGACTCGGCCGATCCGAGTGCGACGACGGATGTGGCGTGGGGCAACGCAACGCACCTGAAGCCGGGTGATCTTCTGCTTGTGGAAGACCCGACTGAACCGGCCGACCAGGTGGCGGAAATCGTTCGTGTGGCGACCGTTGTAAGTGCGACGGAATTCACGATTACTCGTGGGGCGTGCGGTACTTCGGCTGCATCGATCGCAGACGATTCGTGGTTCCTGAAGATTGGGTCACTCTATGCGGAAGGCAGCACGGCGCCGGACGCAACGACTCGCAACCCGATCAAATACTACAACTATTGCCAGATCTTCAAGTCGGCTTACGAGGCAACTCGTACTGCGACGAAGACGAAGGCACGCACGGGCGATGTGCTCGCGAATGACAAGAAGAGGAAGATCTTCGACCATTCGCGTGACATCGAGCTGGCCCTGATGTTTGGCCAGCGCTATGAAGGAACAGGTTCGAATGGTAAGCCGATGCGATCTTTCGGCGGCCTGCGCGACTTTATCCCGGTGGCGAACACCACGATCTTTGACGGCACGACGAGTCTGACAGACTACCTGACGGCCTCGACGATGGTGTTTGACTGGGATAGTCCGGCCGGGGATGAGCGCATTCTGTTCTGCGGAAATGGTTATCTGAATACGCTGAACCTGCTCGCGAAGCAGTACGGCACCATTCAGTTCCAGGGCACGATCAAGTCGTTCGGCATGGAGCTGAACAAGATGGTTATGCCGCAGGGTACGTTCTTCCTCAAGACGCACCCGCTGATGAACAGGCATTCGATCTATCGCAACAGTGCCTTTATCATCGATCCTTCGTCGATTCGGTGGCGGTACATCACCGATACGATGTTCGAGGACAACATCCAGACTCCTGGACAGGACTCGAAGAAGGGTCAGTGGTTGACGGAAGGCGGCCCCGAGTTCCGCGGAGGAAGCAAGACCATGGGGTATCATGGTAACTTCACCGGCGTGGCATAAGGCTTAGTCGGGCGAGCGGTGAGATTGGGGCGGGTTATGATGAGTAACCCGCTCCTCTTTTAGGTGGGGAGAATAGTGAACAAAGAGGAGTTTGAGGAAGAAGTTAACGAACTAGCAATGGAACGAAGGAAGCCATCCTTTCTCAGTTCTAGTAACCTTGTCACGCTTGTTATAGGAATATGTGTCAACTTTATCATCATTGCCTTCTCTTATGGGGCTTTGATGCAGAAGGTTGATACAAATACAGACGCTCTTATGCTTCTCCAACAGAGAGAGATTACGCCGGGGGCGGAACGCCGCGTCGCTGTTCTAGAGGCACAAATGATGCAACTCCGTCAAGATTCAGGGGAAAGGTGGAGAGAAGTGCGAGATAGTCTCGCAAGGTTTGAATCAAAACTTGACGCACACATGAATGGTGAGAGATGATTTCAAGAGGACTTCGCAATAACAATCCGGGCAACATCGAGCGGACTAGCGTTCGGTGGAAGGGCATGGCCGTGGAGCAGCCCGACAGCCGCTTCATCACCTTTAACGCACCAGAGTGGGGAATTAGAGCGATTGCTCGGATACTGTTGGGAGATTGGCGTGAGGGACAGAACACAATTGCCTCGCTTATTTCGGAATGGGCACCTCCCCATGAAAACGACACAGAAGCCTACATCAAAGCCGTCGCGAAAGCGTGTAAAGCGGATCCCTATCGGCCTTGCGATGTGCCCAAACTTCTCGTGCCCCTTATCGGTGCGATCATCCAGCACGAGAACGGCGACCAGCCCTACTCGCCTGCATTGATCCAACTCGGGATTGATCTTGAACGGAGCGCTTGATTTGACGTATGCGGCCGCGCCGTTTAACCTTATACTTGTCGGAATGGACTGTGGGATGAAGTAAATGGCCTCAGCCTACGATTGTGTTCAGATGCTCAAGTATCGACTCTCGCGTCACCAAGACACGTTGATCGATCAGTACATTTTCCTTGAGCTGAAAAACGCACAGGCGGCCCTCGAGCGGAACGCGTTTCTGCCAAGTTTTCTTCTTGGTTGGTTCGATTTTGAGAAAGTGGGTGTTCATGACTACTTCACCGCTAATACAGAGATCGACCAAGACTATATCCGACTTGACGATCGAACGGGTTTAGGGGTTGTGGATACGGAACAAGAAGCTTTGTGGCCAAACATGACGGCGCCGTGGTCCATTCCTCTTGTTCAGGTTGCGAATTGGAGTGCGTTCTTAGAGAAGCAGTCGTGGGAGGAAACGAATCGGGGAGATGCCGATACCTACCCTACGCATTATTGCGTCACGGGCTTTTCTGATATCAATGTGTGGCCCACGCAATCTGTAACTCGCCGCTACGTCGCGTACTATTACACACACGCTGAAACGCTAACTGCCTCGCCAACGACGGGGCAGATCACGTCCGGCTCGACTAATGTCTGGACAAAGTACGCACCTGAACTTCTCATGGCGCAGGCCGGCATCAACATCGCTCTATATCTACGCGATCCAGAGGCGATGCAACTCTTCCAGATGACTTACAATAAGGAATTTGCGAAGATGTTGAAAGCGGATCAGGCTCGAATCGACGCCGACCAGAACTACGTAATGCTGGAGGATTGACATGAGTCTGGAAACCGCAACATACATCAACGGGCTAAACTCGGCGAACCCCACGGCATCAGACCCGATCTCTGCGGGAGATGATCACCTTCGTTTGCTCAAGTCGACGATCAAGGCGACCTTCCCGAACATCACGGGCGCGGTAACGGCGACGCACACGGAGTTGAGCTTTGTTGATGGAGTGACTAGTGCGATTCAGACGCAGCTCAATGCAAAGGCCGCTTCGTCCCACACGCATGCTGAGACGGAGATTGCGGATGGTGGAATCTTTCCGCGCCTCGGTTCGACGGAAGTAATTCCAGGCTCATGGAACTTCACGACGCGGCCGACCGTGAATGGGAATGGGGTGCTAGATACTGCATCCTCCATTCCTGAAACACAGATTGCAGATGGTGCGGTTTTTCCACGCCTTGCGGCGAATGAGACGATCACAGGCAACTGGTCCTTTAGCGGGACAGTAAATGCTGGTGGAATGAATATTGCCGGTAGTGCTGTGTGGCATGCCGGAAACCTCACACCATCAAACTACTCGCTGACCTCACACCTGCACACGGGCGTCTATGCGGCCAGCGCACACACGCATACGGGCGTCTACTCGGATATTTCCCACACGCACGACACCCGCTACTACACGGAATCTGAAGTCGATGCATTGATTGCTGCTCAGGTTGGATCGAGTGGATCGTTCACGGGCTATCTGCGGTATGCGAACAACGGGCCGGATCTTGCGTCGGCGACGATATATTGGAAAAAGGTTAATGGAGTGGTAACGTTGACGATTCCTGAATTGTCAACGACCAATACTACGGGGACTCTGGTTCTTGATGGAATTCCCGCTGCGCTTCAGGCTACCTCCATCTCGGGATATATTCTGGCATATGGCTGGAATGCTGGAACACAAGAGCCCATTCTGCTCTATCCTGTCATTGGTGGAGACTACTTCAACCTCTATAGGACCAGCGGTGCCGGATTCACGACGACAGCTACAACGAAGGGATTGCGTCCTTCACACATCACCTATCAGGTACTGTGATGCCAGTAGTTTCGGTCGACAACTGTGGAGAGACGGGGCTAATCCAGGATATCTATCCTCAGGAGATGCTCCCTAATGCGTGGTCGCAAGCAAAGAACTTCGTGTTTCGTGAGGGCTTTGCGGAGAAGGTCTTAGGTCACGCGGCCGCGTATGGAACCCCTCTGATTCCACCCTACCATCTCGTGAATTTCCTGTCCGCCTATGGCAACATGTGGGTGTATGCCGGGCTAGGCAAGATCTATGCTGTTGATTCGACCTTTATCCACAGCAATATCACACGGCAGACGGGCGGTGTTGATGTCGACTATTCGGAAGATGTGCTCGATAAGTGGAATAGTGGTGTGTTGTCTGGGATTGTGGTGCTGAATAATGGAGAGGATATTCCGCAGTATTGGACTGGAAATGGGCGTGCGGCGGACCTTTCGAACTGGCCCGCAAATTACCGTTGTAAGATCTTGCGGCCTTTTCGTAATTACCTACTCGCTCTAAACATCACCAAAGACACGACCAACTATCCACACCTTGTGAAGTGGAGCCACCATGCCGAACCTGGCACTCTCCCGTCTACTTGGGATGTTACGGACACGACGAAAGACGCCGGGGAATATGACTTGGCAGACGACCAGACTGAATTGGTCGACGGACTATCATTGGGGGAGCAGTTTATCGCGTATAAACGGAGCGGTTATTACGCTATCCAATACATTGGCACGCCTTTTATCTTCCGCTTTCAGAAGATTTCTGGACTTTATGGTGGCGCCTTGGCGGTGAACTGCGTCACGGAGTTCCCCGGCGGCCACTTCGTTCTCGGTTCCGGCGACGTATACATTCACCAGGGGGGTGCACCAGAGAGTGTGATCGATGCGCGAAATCGCAAATGGCTCTTCCGCCAACTTGATTCAGATTATCGCGATCGTGCCTTTACTATGGCCTTGCCGCTCACCAACGAGATGTATGTCTGCTTCCCGCAGCAAGGCGATTCGCTCTGTACCCTAGCCTTGGTGTGGAATTGGAAGTACAACACTTGGGGCGTGAAAGAGCTTCCAGGTGTGACGCATGCTTGCACTGGAAGCGTTAACTATGAAGGAGGAAAGACTTGGTCGACAATTACGGAGAACTGGCCCGGCACGGCGCTGTCCTGGGAGCAGAATCTATCGACTAATGCTGTGACAACGGCACTGGTTGCATCTCCACAAAACACGAAGATATATGCCTTTTCAGTCGGAAATCTTGCTGACACTTCGCCGTATGAGTCTTATGTTCTGCGAGACAACATTCGCTTTGATAAGCCTGATACGGTTAAGTTGGTCAAGCAGGTTCGTCCTTTAGTCGAGGGGCCGGTTGGTTCTTCGATTGATATTTGGATTTCGACTGCGTATGACCAAATGGCCTCTCCAGAGTGGCACGGGCCGTACCCCTTCACCATTGGTGTGCATCAGAAGATTGACTGTCACGTTGTGGGCCGAATGCTTGGAGTGAAGTTCACCGCGACAGACGATTTTCCTTGGAGACTCAAACGATACGATTTGGTCGTTAATGAGATAGGGATGTACTGATGCAATACTATCCAGGTGTAGCACCTAGTGCTGTTGATCTGAACTGGCTACAGAATGAACTGAGACGTATCTCAGAGGCACTGGAGCGGGGAGGAGATAGTGTGCGGCTTATCGCCACGACAGTTGCGCCGGGAAAGCCGACGGAAGGGGAGATTCGAGTTGCGGATGGAACGAACTGGGATCCTGGTCGTGGACATGGAACGTATATCTACCGTAATGGTAAGTGGAACCTGATCGAGGCCGGGTTTAATAACGACATTCGCTCATTGGAGTTTTTCCTCGGTGAGTAGCATGCATGGGATTCTTGGGCAGGCGGCGCCGAACGGGGCCGTTTTGTCCACACTCTACACGGGGCCGAGCAATCGACACGCCACCGTGAGAATGATTGTGTGCAATCGAGGGGATATCGATATGTTTCGGATCGCTGTTTCCCCTGGAGGTGCGGCTATCGAAAGTAAACATTACCTTGCCTACGATATGGTTATCGGGGCGAACGACTCGCTTTCCTCCTCCGCTTTCACTGTAAAGCAGTCGGATGTTGTGCGGGTTCGGAGTACAAATGGCGATCTTTCTTTCACGTTGACTGGCATAGAAGAGGACGGCTAACATGGCAAACATCGTTTTCAACATCGCAAAGGGGCGAGTAGTTGAGTATTACAACCGAGTCAAAGGGAACGACCCTGCGAACGCGGCGTTGATCCTTGTGCCGATCGAGACGAGCGGCCTTGAGGCTGATGCGACTCTGGTCGATAAGGATACGCTTTCAGATGTGCTCTCGGGCACGACAAACGAGCAAACCACGATGGGGCGGAAAACTCTGACGGAT